GTTGGGTCGCGCCGTGACTAAGGCGGCTCTGGCGGGTACCTGTGGTGCTGCGTTCGCTAACTCGTTCGAGGCGTTCATGGCTCTTGGGAAGCAGTTGACCCCGGTCAAGGACATCATCAATGACCCTGAGAACGTGGCTGTTCCTGAGAAACCCGCAGCGTTGTTCATCACCATGTTCAATGCTATCGACACCATCGAGACACAGGATGACCTGTCCTCGTTCATGACTTTCGTCAACCGCATCCGTTCGGAAGAAGTGCAAGAGTGTTTCTTCACGATGGCATTGCAGGGTCGCCTCAGCCGACTGGCTAGTCGCAATGACCAGATGAAGGCATGGGGCATGAAGAACTTGGAACTTATGATGCCGTAAGGAGTCTTACTGATATGAACGTAGTACCTAAGCAAGTGAGCATGGACATACGCCTGAAGAAGGCGCACATCCGTCTGATTAAACACCCCGAGACGTGCCTGTATGGTGGCGTCATCCTGATGGGGGAGACGAGCATAATTGATGACCCCGCGCAGTGTCCGACCGCATACACGGATGGGTACAACAAGCGGTACGGTCGAGCGTTTCTTGAGGGACTGACTGACCCGGAGATCGCAGGCCTTGTGCTACATGAGAACCTGCATGTTTTGATGAAGCACATCCCGCGACACCGGGACTTGATGAAAGAGAACGGTAGGCTGACGAACATGGCGATGGACTACGCCGTGAACGACATCATCATGGACTTGCACATCAGTCACCCGGCGTTCATCAAGTTGCCAAACGGTGGCCTGTATGACCCGATGTTCAAGGGTTGGTCTGTCCGGCGTATTTATGAATACTTAAAGAAGGAGCAGGAGAGCGGTGGTGGGGGTCGTCGTGGCGATGCGATGGACGAGCATGATTGCAGCAGCCACGACGGTATGACCGAAGGCGAGCAGGAACAAGTTAAGCGGGATATAGATGACGCAATACATCAGGGCGGCATCCTCGCTGGTAAGTTCGGTGCCAAGATCCCTCGTCTCATCAAAGACATGATGGCTCCACCAATCGACTGGCGTGAGGCGACCCGTGAGTTCTGGGTTGCACATGCACGAGGCGCGGATGAGTTGACGTGGCGCAGGTTCAACAAGCACCGAGTGGCCGACGATTACTATCTGCCGTCTCTTATAAGTGAGACCGTGGGTGAGGTCATCCTGTCTATCGACACGTCTGGTTCCATAAGCAATGACGACATCGGACGCATCGCCGCACACATACAGGAACTGTGTGAGACCGTCACCCCTGAGCGCATCCGTGTGCTGTGGTGGGATACGCAGGTGCATGGTGAGCAGGTGTTCGAGGGTGACTACACCAATCTGAAAGGCCTACTCAAGCCTATGGGCGGAGGCGGTACCCGTGTTGGTTGCGTCAGCGATTATGTTGTGAGCAAGGGATTGAGCGCCGACTGCATGATCGTGTTCACGGATGGATACGTTGAGGACGATATCAACTGGCAGACACCCATACCGACCCTGTGGTTGGTCAAGGGTAACAACAACTTCAAGCCGCCTTCGGGTGGTCTGATTAACGTGGAGGATCGAACATGACCAACAGAGAGACAGAGTTGTTAGATGCCCTGAAGACGTCTACCGATTTGCTTTTTAAATGTGACCAATACATCAGCGCCGAGCCGAGCCGCCTGTTCAAGTGGTTCTGCATCGGATTGTTCGTAGGCTTTTTGATTGGGAGATTTGTATGACCAAGACCATGCAACTGCCACCACGCACCAAGTTGTACGGGTGGGACTACAACACCGACAGGCAACTGCGTATGACAGGCAAGGAGTGGCATGCGTATGCCAAGCGTACCGAGTTCAAGACTGAGCGCGGCTCCGACTCTGCATGGGGCAGCAAGTGCGAGGTCTGGCTCGACGGGACTGACGTTAACAAACAATAGGAGATACAAAAGTGGGTAAGGTAAAGAGTTCTTTCAATCTTGATGATATGTTCTTGCTTGCACAGAGCACCCCGCAAGAACGTCGAACGTTCATTAGTTCAAATTTTTTCCCAATTGCGGCGGCAATATACAACTCCACTGATAAGCGCGTAGTGGTGGGGGACGTTAAAAGTTTGACTTCCGTAAAAATGGTCACGCCGTCAGGTTTCACAGTTTGTAAATTGACACGTGCGGACGGTGAGTTCATGTTCACTACCTCGATGTCACCAGATGAGGATCTGTTTTATAACACCTTTTTGCGTTCCAAAAATCCTAATTACTTACGTTCTAAGTTGGCCAAAGGCTCAAATCATGCTGCCTTTGCGGGTCTGCTGGAAGCAGTCAATCTCGCAGAGAACTTATTTTCGCAAAGGCTGCGAGGGATGGTTGATTCAGGCGTTGACAAAATGTTTGGGCGCGGCTTGATGCAACGCCCCTGCTTGGAAACGGATAACGTAATTGCCTCGTTCCTTGCAGATGTTGTTATGGGCAAAACGACTATGCTGCAAATGCCCGCACACCTGCGTCAGGACTTCGATACTTCCTATTCTGCCTATGAAGCATCAAGCGTTAAGTTTGATAAAACTATCGACGAGTTCAAGAAGATCTTCGAGAGCGGTATGTGGGCGCTATCAATTAGACCTCACGGCGAAGTAGTGCTAAGCGCAATCAGCACCGAGGGCGTGAACACAGCACTTGATGCGTATAAGAGTGGCAGCAAGTTGCCTAGTTATACTGACCACAATTATGCAACTTACACCTTGAACCCCACGTGGTACCCGAGTTATGAGGCCATACCGGAGGAGTACCGACGTGAGTTGGACTACCGTCTGATGTTGTTGAAGGCGCATCGAAATTCTGAGTCTCTCATCCCAGACTCGCGTGATGCGTGGTGGTTTGACTTGAGTTCGGCTAAGAGTGGTAACACGCTTATTTTGCCGAGGTAATCCATGAAAGTGGCTGCCAGTGTAGAGGGGGGGCATCTTCGCGTAGATGTTGGCGACAACATGGTGAGGATCTTTGCGTTAGATGCGTTGCCTGATTGTTTAAGATTGCAATTAGCAATGGTGCATGCTTGGGACTGGACGCCGTTAGTTGACATCACGAAAGATTGGCATCGGTCTACTTTTCATGGCGATAATTTTTTTAAGTGCCCCATCTGGTACCCCGAGGAGTGTAGGGATATTGGGTGGATGATGTCGGACACCGAGTACGTCTTGGTGTTGTCAAACGAAGTAATCGAAGAGTTGCGCGGCGGGACATCTCATGGTTAAGTACAGCGTATTACTTAATACGCTACGCTACATGAGGGAACATGACTCCAGAGAGCAAGGTCAAGGCGAAGGTAAAGAAGATACTGCTTGATCTCGGCGCGTACTGGTCGATGCCAGTGACCGGGGGCTACGGCAATAGCGGCGTCCCTGATTTTTTGGTTTGTCACAAGGGGAGGTTCTATGGTATAGAGTGCAAGGCAAACGGTGGAAAGCCCACCGCATTACAGGAAAAGCACCTTGCGGATATTCGTGGCGCAGGGGGCATTGGTTTAATTATCCACGAAGCAAACGTAGAGACCCTACGCAAGGAGTTAGAGACATGACTACTGAAGCAAAGATTCGCCGTTTTTTGGCAAAGGGTGTGAGTGCGGATGAGATCGCCAAGAAACTTGGCATCAGCAAGAACCGTGTATATACGGTGCGTTGGAAGGAAGCGAAGAAGACGGTCAAGCCTAAGAAGGTTAAGTCGGTTGAGAAGCAGGTGCATGACATCAAAGCGGAGGCGTGGAAGGAGCGCAATCCGTGGTTTGGTGTCAATGAGCAGAAGACCGCTGCGGCACTTGCCTATCACGATGAACTTTTGAATGACGGGATTGACCCGACGTCCGACGAGTATTGGGACAAGGTGGACGCGAAGTTTGGTACGAAGCCTAAGAAAGAATTGGTGCTGACCGACGATGAAATCATCGCGCTGTTCGACCGTCCCAAGACCGACCTCGTGAATCACCCCGAGCACTACAAGGCCGGTGGCATCGAGACCATCGACTTCATCGAGTCCAAAGATTTGAACTACCGCTTGGGCAATGTTGTTAAGTACATCAGCCGTGCGGGTAAGAAGGACTCCGACCCTGTGCAGGACTTGGAGAAGGCTGCGTGGTACCTCAAGCGCGAGATTGACGCAAGGAAGGACGCATGAAAACCAAGACCAAGACCAAGACCAAGAAGCGCAGCACAAGGAAAGCAAAGTTCCCGCCTGTGACTTCTTCAGAGACCGTGATGGTTACGGCTTTCTTTATGAGTGCGGCGGTCTTTAGTAAGCGTATGGTTGAACCCGCCACAAAACTTTTTGATCAATTGTCCGATGCCGAAAAGGTTGCAGTAATGGCGATTGGAGACAAGATCATGGAGGCATTGAGAGAATGATCTGCGCTATCAGACGGTGGTGGCTACAGCGCAAATTTAATGTCACACGGGAGTGGGGGCGAGTCCCCCCTCCCAACTGGCGCTGTGCAAGATCTGGGAGGGAATACTGGTGAACGATAAAACTATGGAGTTTTCAAAGGACCGGCTCAACAAACAGATACGGGACCTTGTGCTAGAGAACGGCCACCTCAAAGATTCGCTCTTTCGTAAAGACTACGAGTTAAACCAACTACGCCGTGAGTTAGCAGATGCAGACAAGATGAGTAACTTCTTGAGCATCACGATGGGCATCATCCTCGTGGCGTTCATCGTCTTTGCGCTGTACGCAGTCAAATTGGCATCAGGAGCGTAGCCATGACCACGCAATATCAACCCGACATGTTCGATGATGAATGGGACAAGATGGCGCACACTCCAACAGAGTACCGCGCCGAGATTCGGCAACTGCGTGAGCGGTGCTACAAGTACGCCAAGGAGTTGGAAGGACTTCGCGCTGACTTGGACGCTTTGAGCAGCGAGATGGAACGGATGGAGAGACAGCGATGACCGAAGAACCACTTGACCCGAACACGCTGTACGCTGACGGGTTTGAGAAAGCCTTGATCGGTCTTGGGTGGCAACACACCAAACTGATTGCCGTGTACGACTACGACAAGTGCGTAGAGGTACTCATCCATGATCAAGAGATGACGCACGAAGAGGCTATCGAGTGGATGGAGTACAACGTGGTCGGCTCATATGTCGGCGAGTACACGCCGATCTTTGTGATAGGTGAGGAATAATTGGTTCATGTTTGAAACAATATTAGCTTCATCTTGGTTGCCTATAATTGGGTGCTATGGGGATCGTCTATCAACAGGTCAGTCTTGGGGATCGCGGTATCAAGCGCCGTTTGATGGTGCTACAGAAAGCGTGCTTACCCGACGACAAGTTGTATCTCCCCAACAACGGTGTGTGGTGGATGGCGTATCGTCAGAAAACGCCTGTGGGCTTCTCGTGCGTCACCCCGTCCAAGCAATTGGTCGATGGGGTGTATTTGGGCAGGTGCGGGGTTCTTCCTGCGTACCGGGGGCGCGGGATACAACGTCAAATGATCCGTCTGCGCGTGGCTTGGGCAAAGCGGCACGGATACAACTGGGCCGTATCAGACACGACAGACAACATACCAAGTGCGAATAACCTGATCTCGTGCGGATTCAGGCTTTATGTCCCCGAGGTGCAATACTCTTTTGCCAGAACATTGTACTGGAGGAAAAAGTTGTAGATGTTTTTCAAAGCAGGAGGAAGAGGTGGGTACTGAAGAAGACATCCTTGACTTGATCCGTGAGTTACCGGGTGAGATCAACAACTCCGGGACCACGACCGAGTTCAAGTTCTTGACCGTAGGCAGCGTGCTCTGGGCGTGCCATGACGAGATTGTTTATCTACGTAAACGAGTGAGGGAGTTGGAAAATGGCAAAGGCAGTAAGGCTCAAAGCAAAGTCCGTCGCTGACTGCGTTGATTACCCGATAGCCGATCCTGACCGGGAGAAGGCGTGGGATAAGCTAATTAAAAGCAGACAGGGTAAAAACCTGAGCAGACATGGGTTCCCGAAGGACGAACACGGACTCAGGTTCCCTCTTGGCGGGTGCTACCACGAACTGTGGTGCATCGCTTGGGAGTTTGCGTGGGATGCAGGGTACAGAAGTCGGATGGAAGTGGAGTCAAAGAGTGAAGCAAAAACGCGAAAGAAGATGTAATGAGTGTTGGCATTTGTTTGCCAGTCCTGAGTCCATAAGGCTGCATCGTCTGATAGGTGGTCGGTGCCGCACTGAAGATGAGTTGAAAGCCGCAGGGTATACCCTGACTCCCAAGGGATGGCTGCACAGCATGAACAAACCAAAAGAGGTGAAGACATGAACGAACAAATAACAATCAACATAACTCTGCGCGACTACTTTGCGGGGGCGGCCTTGCAAGGACTGCTTGCCAATCCTAAGTTGCAGCAGCAAATACTAAAGCAAGGTGGCGCACAATCAGGATGGATTGAAGAATCTGCGTATGCGTTTGCTAACGCTATGCTCAAGGCGCGTGAGACAGAGTTGTGAGTTTCTGGGTAGACACGCCGTATACACCGGCCTATGTCCGTGATGAATTCTTGTATGACAAGCAGAGTGGTCAGGGAGACTTCACTGAAGTGACCGTGTTTGGCTTTCGTGCAGAGCCCATGCGTGTACCTATGTTCCAACTTATGACTTCATCCGGCGCTCAATGGGCGCGTATTCCTATACATGCGCTGTGCAGCAAACCTTGCGATGCCATGGACTTGAAGATCGCGTGTTGGTGGGATTCGTTCAGCAGGTTTTGCGAAGTACGCGAGGTCCAGTTTTTGCGTAACCATCGTGTCAAAGCGATTGGGCGTGATGGCATACAGCGCCCCGGCGTGTACCTGTTTACAGCGTTCTGGGCTAACGGCGGTTGGTCAGAAATCAGCGACCAAAGCAAGGACCATCACATCATCGCGCTAGACAGTGGGCACTGGATCGCATACCCAAACAACAGATTGCTGTGGACTGACCCGTCTTGGATAAGTAACGAAGTGCCGAAGGGATGGAAGTCGCCCTCGCAATCTTATTCTGTAGAGGCATTGCCATGAGTTTTATTACGCTAGACTTCGAGACGTACTATGCCAACGACCTTGGGTTTCGTACTCAGACCAACGAGGAGTACCTGAACGACCCGCGCTTTGAGGTGATTGGTGTTGGCATCAAGGTCGATGACAACCCGACCAAGTGGGTCACGGAGAACATCGCAGACGAACTCGCCATGCTTGACTGGGGCAACTCAGCCCTGCTCTGTCACAACATGATGTTCGATGGCGCGATCCTTGCGTGGAAGTACGGGATTGTTCCGGCGATGTATTACGACACGCTGTGCATGGCACGGGCGATTCACGGCGTCGATGCAGGTGGCTCACTCAAGGCTTTGGCTGAGCGGTACAACCTAGGCGTGAAGGGTACCGAGGTGGTCGATGCTTTGGGCAAGCGACGGGCAGACTTCACTCCTGAACAACTCGCAGCCTATGGGCGTTACTGCGTCAATGACGTAGACCTTACCTTCAAGTTGTTTGGCTCCCTGTTGTCGGGCTACTTCCCGCAGGACGAACTTGACTTGATTGACATGACGCTGCGTATGTACACGCAGCCCGTGCTTGAGGTGGACGATGCCCTCTTGGTTGATCGACTGGAGCAGGTCAGGGCGCAGAAGAAGGAATTACTCAGTGGCCTGATGGATGCGATGAAAGTCACGACCGTCGAGGAAGTCCGAGCGTGTCTGGCAAGCAACCCTCAGTTCGCCGCTGAACTTGAGCGGCACGGTGTCACCCCGCCCAAGAAGGTCAGCCTGATTACAGGTAAGGAGACGTTTGCGCTTGCCAAGAACGACGAGGCGTTCATCGCTCTCCAAGAACATGAAGACCCCATCGTGCAGCAACTGTGCGCGGTGAGGCTTGGCACCAAGTCCACAATCGAGGAGTCGCGTATCGAGCGGTTCATTGGGATTGGGTCACGGAACCGGGGGCGACTGCCTATCCCGCTTAAGTATTACGGGGCACACACAGGCCGTTGGTCAGGGCAGGACTCCGTGAACCTTCAGAACCTGCCGAGCCGGGACAAGAACAAGAAGGCGCTCAAGAACGCGCTGCTTGCACCGCTTGGGCACTACATAATCAACTGCGACAGCAGCCAGATCGAGGCGCGTGTCTTGGCGTGGCTTGCCGGACAGGATGATGTGGTCAAGCAGTTCGCCAACGGCGAGGATGTGTATAGCATCTTTGCTACGAAAATCTACAACCGCCCTATCACCAAGGACAACCCCGTCGAGCGGTTCGTGGGCAAGACCTGCGTCCTTGGCTTGGGCTACGGCACCGGGGCGAAGAAGTTGCAGCATACCCTCAAGACTCAGCCCCCCGGCGCTGACTTATCTGAAGAGGAGTGCAAGCGCATTGTCGATCTTTACCGACAGGAGAACGACAAGATCCCTGAGCTTTGGCGCGAGTGTGAGTTAGCACTTAATCACTTGATCTCATGGCCGTCTGGCACTGAGGAGTACACACTGGGGCAGCATGAGGCTGTATGGGTCACACCGAACGGTCTGCGTCTACCGAATGGTCTGTACATCAAGTATCCGAAACTACAGCGCGGCGAGAAGGGCTTTATCTACACCTCGCGCAAGGGGGTTCAGTCCCTGTGGGGCGGGGCCGTCGTGGAGAACATCGTACAGGCACTCGCCCGGATCATCGTGGGGCAGCAGATGTTAGCGATGCGGGATGCTCACCGCCCTGTACTTACCGTGCATGACGCGGCTGTAGTTGTAGCGCCCGAGCCAGAATTAGACCAAGCGGTTGCATTTATTACGCAAGTAATGTCTACTCCTCCGAAGTGGGCACCGGGCCTGCCTGTAGCGTGCGAAGCAAAGTATGGTAAATCTTATGGAGATTGTTAGTGATCCAGTGGTCGTTCAGCAGTCTTAAAGACTTCATTAACTGTCCTAAGCAGTACTACCACACTAAGGTAGCCAAGGACTTTGTTAAGACCACCTCGCAGCAGATGCTGTACGGTACTGAAGTCCACAAGGCTTGCGAAAATTACGTTCGTGACGGGACGCCCCTCGCCAAGAACTATGAGCGTTTTAAACCACAGTTAGACGCGCTCCTCGCAATAGCCGGCTCTCGATATTGTGAGCATGAGATGGCTATATTAAAAACTCACGAACCGTGCGCATTTGATTCCAAGGATAGGTGGGTACGGGGCATAGTTGACTTGCTGATCGTTGATGGGGCAGATGCGTACATCGTGGACTACAAGACGGGCAGTAACCGATACCCCGACCCGAAGCAGTTGAAGTTGATGGCCTTGATGACCTTTGCTCATTTCCCCGAGGTGCAAAACATCAAAGCTGGTCTACTCTTCGTGATGCACAATACGTTCATTACGGAAGAATACAACAGGGAAGACGCCAACAAACTATGGGGCAGTTTTTTACCAGACTTGCTGCGACTTGAGGTCGCTTACGATAACAACGTTTGGTTCCCAAAGGCCGGGCCCTTGTGTGGATGGTGCCCCGTCAGTAATTGTAATTTTTATAGGGAGAGATAATATGAAAGACGCTGAAAAAGAGTACTACAGAGTTACACTCCCTTACGGTAAATGGACGACCAAAGACGGCACCGAGGTGCTGTTTAATCGTAAGTACCAGCCTATCTGGGTGAAGCACCCTGATGGAAAGGTCAATAGCGCAGCACGTGATTGGTGGGTTCCTAACCTCGTCAAACAAGAGTTTTACTACGATGAGAGTAACCTGCCATACGGCGACCGCCGTCTAAAGCGTACCCACGACAGTTTGGCTAGATGCTATGCGGCCCTCAACAAATTTGGAGTTTGAATCATGCCGTACGTGAACAAGGCAAGGCCGTACAAGAAAGAGTACAAGCAGCAGGTTGAGCGTGGTGAACACGACAACCGCATGGAGCGTCAGCGTGCGAGGCGGTCTTATGACAAGAAAGGTATCAGCCGAAAAGGCAAGGACATCGCCCATGTGAAGGCGTTGTCGAAAGGGGGTAGCAACGGCGATGGAACTCGGCTACAGTCCCCATCTAAGAACAGGTCGTTCCCTCGCAAGTCGAACGGAGCGATGAAATAAGCACAAGGCGTAAGTGTGCATGAGGGTCCTCCACCCACTCCCCTCAGAACAACTGCGTCAGCTGATGGTAGAAAAACCACCTCTTGTCTATACATCAGCCGTCTGGCCCACGAAACGGGCTTTTAACTAAGTAGGTGCAGTATGAATATAGTTGATAACGCAGCGGTGCAATTTACCGCGTCCAATTCTTTTGCCTCAGAGATAACTGCTAGGGTACAACGAAGCGAGGTCCTGACCGATAACGGACACAGCAAAGAATTGCTTGTGTGTTGGGATCACGGCGAGATGAAGGCACTTGCCGGATACTTGGATGACTTCCTCCCTAGCCCTAACATCCCGAAGATCCCGTCCCCCATGCAGCGTGACTATACGTGGCCGGGGTTCTACACGCCGTTTGAACATCAGCGAGACACGGCGTGTTTTCTAAGCATTAGGCAGAGGGCGTTCTGCTTTAACGAAGCGGGCACGGGCAAGACATCGGCAGCGATATGGGCTGCAGATTATCTTATGAATCAGGGCGTCATTAAAAAAGCCCTCATCATTTGCCCCCTATCCATCATGTACTCCGCGTGGCATGCCGACATAATGAAGACGGCCATGCACCGAACTTGCGGGGTGGCTCACGGCTCAGCCGCTAAACGAAAGAAGATCTTGGATGAGAACTATGACTTCACCGTTATCAACTACGACGGTACGGGCATAGTTCTACAAGAGCTTCAACAGGCCAAGTTCGACCTCATAATCATTGACGAGGCCAACGCTTATAAAAGCCCGAGTACCAAGCGGTGGAAGATTCTTTCTAAACTGCTTGAGCCTACGACTTGGCTTTGGATGATGACAGGCACTCCCGCTGCTCAGTCGCCGGTCGATGCGTTTGGTCTGGCGAAGTTGGTCACCCCTTCTAGAGTCCCTAAGTACTCGACCGCTTGGCGGGATCGGGTTATGGTGCAAGTGAGCAAGTTCCGATGGGTGCCCAAACTAGATGCCGTTGACCAAGTTTTTCGCGCCTTGCAGCCGACAATCAGGTACACAAAGAAGGAGTGCCTTGATCTGCCTGATGTTGTTTACCAAACACGTGACGTGCCATTAACGCCACAAGTTAAAAAGTTCTACAGCGAATTGAAAAAGCAGCTGCTCATCGAAGCAGCAGGAGAACAGATAACCGCCGTCAACGCAGCGGCATCGCTCAATAAGCTTTTGCAGATCTCAGCGGGTGCCGTGTACACGGACAAGCACGATGTAGTTCAGTTCGACGTATCGCCCCGCCTTGCTGCGTTGAAAGAAGTGCTTGAAGAAACGTCTAACAAGGTTGTAGTATTCGTCCCCTTCCTTCATGCTATCGACATCGTTGGGGAGTTCCTGACTAAAGAAGGCGTGACGAATGAAGTGATTAAGGGGTCGGTGTCTGCTAGAGAACGCTCTGAAATTATTGGGCGTTTTCAGATGGGCGTAGACCCAAAGGTGTTGATCATACAACCGCAGGCGGCAGCACACGGCATCACGCTTACTGCTGCGGATACAGTGGTGTTCTGGTCACCGGTGATGTCGGTCGAGATCTATCTTCAGTGCGTTGCGCGTATTGAAAGAGTGGGTCAGGTCAACAAGATGTCTGTAGTCCATCTGCAGGGGTCTGAGGTTGAGAGGAAGATGTACACCATGCTTCAGGGCAAGGTCGATCATCATCAAAAGTTAGTGGACTTGTACAAACAAGAGTTGGAGGGTTATGACGATGACGAATAACACGGACGAATTGGTCGAAGCGTATTTAGTAATACGCTCACAGCGCGACAAACTGCTACGCGAATACGAGGCAGCGGACCTTGCCTTTAAAGAAGACATGGCAAAGTTGGAAGCGCATATGCTTGAGATGTGCAATGCTGTGAACGCTGACAGTATCAGGACGCAACACGGCACGGTCATGCGTAAGTTGAACGAGCGTTTCTTCTGTCAGGATTGGGAGAACTTCTACAAGTTTGTCCTTGATAACAAGATCCCGCATCTGCTGGAGCGGCGCATTCATCAAGGCAACTTTAAAGAATTCATTAGCGATCACGAGAACGATGGGCTACCTCCCGGCGTAAGCGTGATGCGTGAATACGGTGTTTCAGTACGTAAAGCTAGTAAGTGAGGATTTATGAGCAGCGATATTATTGCTAATTTGAAGAGTGAACTTGCCCAGATCGAGGGCGGTGTCGATGACGATACTCGGGCCGTAGCCGGAGGGAAGAGTAATCTCTCCAAGCGTATCTCCATCAAGGGCGGCGTGTTCCGCAAGATGGCGGGCGGCAAGGAAATTGGTTCCATCGAAGATCGGCACATGAACGTTATCTTCGTGAAGATGGCCCACAACGCAAGCCGTACTTACTACACGGGTGCGTACAAGGAGGGCGAAAAGGTCTCGCCTCTTTGTTGGTCGTCGGATTCTAAGACTCCTGACCCCGAGGTGAAGACCCCGCAAGCTAAGTCTTGCGACACCTGCCAGTGGTCGGTCAAGGGGTCGAGTCCGATGGGCACAGGTGCCGCTTGCCGTCTGTCGTGGCGCACTGCTGTTGTCTTGCCGCAAGACCCCGGTGGCGATGTCATGCAGTTGGTGCTTCCGGCTACGTCTGCGTTTGGCAAGGAAGAGGCGGGTAAGTTCCCGTTCCGTCCGTACATCCAGATGCTTGCCAACAACAACATTTCTGCGGGACGGGTCATCACTAAGATGCAGTTCGACACGAAGTCCACGCACCCACGTGTTGTGTTCTCGCCTGTCGGTGTGGTGCCTGAAGCTGCTGTCCGCGCCGTACAGACCCAGAAGGAGAGCAGCGCGGCTGAGAACGCGGTCAAGTTGACTGTGTATCAGCAGGATGAGGCAGACGGTGATACTGAGGTCGCTGCCCCTGCTACTGATGCGCCTATCGTACGGGAGTCTAAAAAGCCGGAAGCATCCCCCACCTCTGATGTTTCTGATGTCATCAAGAAGTGGTCTAAGAAGGGGTGAGTCATGCCTCGCACATACAGTGACAAGTTACTAATAGGACTGCAACAGGCGGATGGTTCCCTGTTGGGGGTACAACTTGGCCGCTTATGTGTCGAGGCTAACTTGCCCGTTGCTTACGTAGCCAAAGCGCTTGAGGTATCCCGCACTACGGTGCATCTATGGTTTCGTGGGCAAGCAATGCACGAGAGTAGACGCAAAGTGGTGACAGCCTTCATTTACCTTGTAGAACAGGACATGAAGAACGGAGTACTTCCTGCGGCAAACACCAAACAGGCCAAAGTTTATGTGGAGACTATGATTGGCTGAAGCGTGTAATTTATCTCCAGTGACGTTTGCGGGGTGGCCGTCGCCCCGTTTTTTTCTGAGTGGGTGGGTCAATGCGAAAACAATTTTACGAGAACGTATTACCTTCGCAAGGCGTCTACTGTGTAACCGAGATTGCTAAAGACAAGCGAGTAGTCAATCGGTTTGCAGAGAGCCTTGATGAAGTTGAGCGGTTGGTGGCTGAGGCCAACGCCGACAACAAAAACGTATTCATCGCCTTGAGCAGTTTCAGCGGCCACAGTCGTATGGGCGACTACGCTGCGTTTTGCCGTTCGTTTTTTGTAGACCTCGACGTCAAGCCTGACAAGCCGGGGCACTATAAGAGCAAAGTTGAGGCAATCGAAGACCTAGATCATTTCCTCAAGGTCACGGGTCTGCCTTCACCTGTTGTGGTTGATTCGGGGAATGGCGTACATGCGTACTGGCCGTTTGAAGAGTCCGTGCCTATCGGCGAGTGGAAGCTGTACGCTGACAAGTTCAAGCAACTCTGCCTAGACCACATGAAGATTGATCCTGTGGTGACTGCGGATATTACCCGCATCATGCGCTGCCCGGAGACCCTGAATTACAAGACGGAGCCGCCGAATCCGACCCGGCTACTGACGGACGAGTTCCATCAGTACGACTTCGGCATGTTTAAAGAATACTTGGGAGAAGTCCAACACACTTCTGGGTCCATCCTTGATCTTGTGCCAAAAGGTTTGGATGAAGATACCCGCAAGATTGCCAAGTTCGACAATTATGATACGACATTTCAGGACATCGCTGAAAAAAGTCTTGCAGGACAGGGCTGCAATCAGATTAAGAACGCACTCATCAACTCCCGTACCCTGCCAGAACCTGTCTGGCATTCAGCGCTATCCATCGCCCGTCACTGCACGGATTGGGAGACTGCCGTCCACCTGCTGTCTGAGGATTATGTAGGGTACAACCCTGAAGCCACCATTAGGAAAGCAAATGAAACTTTTGGCAAGCCACACAGTTGCGGGACCTTTGAGCAACGCAACCCCGGCGGGTGCGAAGGATGCCCCTTTAAGGGACAGATTACCAACCCCCTTGCCATCGGACGCAAGTTCGTTGCAGCGCCACCCGAAGAGGTTAGTAAGGAGGACGCAGTTCGGATCGAAAAGGATCCCGAAGAAATTCCTCCTTTCCCCAAGGCCATCTTCCCATACGTACGAGGACGCAACGGGGGTATCTACTTCATCCCCCCTGCTGAAATAGGCGATGACGGTGAAAAGACGCAGGACGAGCCTGTACTTATATCGAATAGCGAGTTCTATCCCGTCAAGCGTATGTATGGCGAGTCAGACGGCGAGATCTTGCTTGTTCGCGTCAAGCTGCCTCATGAAGTGCGCGAGAAGTACATCTCTACTGGTGATGCTCAGTCTGTTGACAGTATGAAGGAGATAATTGGTAAGGCAGGTATCGTCCCGCCGCATCAAACTCTGTGGCCTAAGTTGGTGGAATATATGACTAAATGGGTACATTACTTACAAAGTCAGGACGCAGCCGACAAGATCTGTCACCAGATGGGGTGGACGGAGAACGGTTCTTTTCTTATTGGTGAGACCGAAGTGATTGGCGGGGGCAATACGCGCAGGGCGGCATCCAGTCCGTTAATACGCGATATATCAAGGCTTATGACCCCTAAAGGCGACTATCAGGTCTGGAAGGATTGTGTAAATCAACTGAATCACCCTGAGTTGGAGATGCAAGCGTTCGGCCTTTTTGTGTCTTTAGGGTCTCCCCTCATGCGTTATACATCCACAAACGGCATGACGTTCTGCTTCACCGGGCCATCAGGCGCAGCTAAGTCCGGATCGCTCTACGCAGGGCTGTCCGTATGGGGCGCACCGAAACCGCTCAGTGTGTACGACTCAACCGACAATGCTTTCAACAGCCGCGCCATGTCCCTTAAGAACATCCTCATGGGTATGGACGAGGTGCAGGAGAAGCCACCTGAGCAGATATCGAAGTTGATCCACCTTATCTCTCAAGGTAAGGGCAAGATGCGCATGCAGAGTTCCATCAACGCTGAGCGTGAGCAGCAGGAGATCGCCTCGATGCTCTGCCTGATGTCCTCCAACGTGTCGCTCTACGACATGATCTTCGTCAAGAAAGCCAACGCGAGTGGCGAGATCATGCGACTTCTTGAATACGTACTTATGCAGCCACCTTCACTTACGATGGAAGTGGGCAAGAAGATATTCGACCCGCTGCACAGGAACCACGGGTATGCTGGGGTGGACTTCATGAACAGGGTTATTGACCTTGGGGACACTGAGGTCCGGGCCCGTATCGACAAGTGGAGCAAGCGCGTGACCGCCACCAAGTTGGGCAGCAACGCAGCGTTTCGTTTCTATGAGACTGCGTTCAGCGCCATCTTTGCAGGGGCTGAGATTGCAAACGAGTTCGGCATCATCAACTTCGACATCGACCGCATCTTCGACCGGGTGATACTTGAGACCATCAAAGTACGGGACAACACCCAGAAGAACCGGGTGACGGACTATGAGGGCCTGATCGGCGAGTTCTTGAACGACCACTGGCGAAGGGGCACTTTGATCTTCGACGAAGGCCGACTTGTGAACGAACCAACTGGGGAACTTGTGGCGCGTGTCGAGATTGGCAACTCGACCCAGTATGTAGCCAAGAGCAAGTTCAAGCAGTTCTTGACCAGTAAGAGCGTCGGCACAGGCGAGTTCGAGAAGGCTTTAGAAAGGTCAACAGTCAATCTAGAGTCGAAGAAGATGCGACTTTCGACTGGATGGAAGGCAGGCACAACCACGCCGCCTATCCATGTATACGCCTTTCAATACGAAGTTCCGAAAGAATTGATAGATGACGACAAGACTTACGGAACCTGAATGGATCTTCCCCTTTGAGGGGATGGGCGTAGGAGACAGTTTTTTTATCCCTACGCTCAAGATCGCTGAGATGCTTTACGCCGTGGACTGCCGGTCTAAGGTTGCTCAGATAAAGGTCAAGGCGTATGCCTCATCCAAAGAAGGTCACATCGGTGTACGGGTCTGGCGTATCAAATGATCAGCGATCTTCCTCAAGCATGTAGGTATCCTGCAGCACACGGCGGGACTTCTCAGCCACGTTGATACCGTATATGGAGTTACGGGCGTTCTTACGACGACGATTGAACGATTCATACAGTTCGCCGTCGTTTATGATGTTACGGGTCTTACGCACGAACTCGTTCTGGTTGAACTTCTTGATGGCTTCCTTGGCTTCTTTTTCGCCTTCTTTATCGTTGCTGGTTCTAGCCAGATAATACCTGTCCAGAAGAGCAGTCTTACGCTTAGTGATGTTGTTTATCCTACTAGCCAACGCCCCGGCGGACTCGCTACGCCGCGCCACTTCAACAGGCGTAAACCCAAGCGTCTGCATAAAGATTTCATAGCGGTTGAAGTCATCGAAGATTAGCTCGCCGCTTCTGCTCCTAGCCCCTTCAAGATCAAACCGCCATGCTTTGAGCACATTTCTAACAGCAGCCGGAGCAATCGCCTCCAACGCTCGATCCGTATGCCCTTCCGTATAGTCCTTATACCCACGGAAGAACCCCATGCCCGCTGAGTAAGCAGGGCCGAAGATCTGCTCGGCGGCAAACAGTGCAGGGCCAACCTCTTCCAGACGTTTGTCGTCGTCTTTCCAAAGCAAGCCGTTAAACCCAGTACGCGATGCAACATCCGCCATGAAAAGCTCGTTCACTACGCCTTTGTGTGCCAAGGCTCCGACAGACTGGCGCACGATCTCGTTTGACTTAAGCGGGTCATCGTCGTCCCCGAACATATCAGCCAGAAGATCGACAAGTAGAGTACTTGCACTGTAGAACGGCATGCCCTGAAGCCCTGAGAACAGGAACGCCATAGACATGGTGCCGATAAGCTGTTTGGCAGCGAGCTCTTTCACCTCTCGGGTCTCGCCCTTGACAGCATCGCGCAGCAGCTTTGCCTGCAGGTAGACCTGCGTCTGGGCGAAGTTCTTGAACGTAAACGCTACTTTGAAGAACCCCGTCTGGAAGATGCGCGGTGACGTCTCGGTAAGCACCGTACCGTGAGTCATATTAACAAGGTCAATAGCGGCCTTGATGGCACCGTCTACGTTGCCATTGTTCTTTTTCATCTCCAAGTTGAACGCCGCGATCAACGTAACTTCACGATTGAACCGTT